ACAAGGCCAGAACGAACAATATCATTGACATCAAATTCAATCATTGCGAAGTCTTCAGGCATTTGTTCGATTATCTTCATGAAGTCAAGAATGCCATTCTTCTCGTTGGTTTTCTGTAAGTCTGTTTGACTTGCATCACCGCAGAACATGATTTTAGCATCCTCTCCCACTCTTGTTATTATACTATCTAATTCATGAAAGTTCAAGTTTTGTGACTCATCTACTAACACAATCGCTTGGTCGATAGTTGTTCCACGAATGAATGATGTACTCCAGAACTTGATAGTATCCTGTTGTTTTAGATTACCATACAACATCTCAAAGTCTGCATCTGTAGGCATCTGAAACATGTACTTCACCATGTTCTTGTATGGTATCTGATATAAGAAAGACTTATCCTCATGATCGCCAGGCAAGAATCCAATCTCTCTGGTCGATACAAGAGACCTTACAATGTAAAGTTGATTGTAAGGAGTATGTGGATCAAGAATATCTTTCAATGCAAGATACAATGCAACAAAGGTTTTACCTGTTCCAGCAGCACCATAGGCGAAAATATTTTTACCCTCTTTGTAATTTTCAAAGAGAGTCTTTTGATTATCTGTAATAGGCTCAATCTTGTTTAGTAGATCGGCATTGATAGGTCTTTTTCTCTTCATCTGTTTCGCAGTCATTCCCACACCAATGGGAGAATCTTTTTTTCTTGCCATTACTTATTAATCTTTTTAACTCTTGAGCCAGGAGATTTAGATGCCTTGTATAGAACATCATTCCAACTAGGATTCTTTGTGATTAGTTTGTCTCTCCATTCACCAACCTCTCCGAGGCCAGCAACTCCAGCATTCCAATCTTTGTCCCAGTCTGGATTATCATCTCTCCAGTTAGAATACTCAACCATAGTCATTGATAATTCTTTTTTCTCGCCAGTTTCTTTGTGAATAACAGGGTATGTTGGCATAAGTTTTAACGTTTTGTAATATTATTTAGATTAACTCTTAGAAAAGGCCTTCTCGGCATATGACCTGAGATAATCTTGGAAACCTTGTTCGATTCCACCTACATTGTCATGTTCATCGCACCATATGGTGGCGAACTCATAGACGGCTCTTGTGTGTTCTTCTAAGTGGTGTGTAAGGCATCGAAAGCAAGCTGCTCTTAGTAACAACTTCTCTTCTGAGTAACGGGGGTCATCGCTGTTACCCGTCATCATCCTCAAAGACTTCATCATAGTCTGTAATGTGGTTGACAATTTCTTCATAATTTAGAGAGGGAATGTATGCCTCTGTATCAGAGTATATTTCTGATTCTAACGCATTTACAACATTTTTCAAGTCCTTGATCATGACTTTTAACTTTTCTTTATCCATTAGAGTGGCCTCCCATGTTTATCGACTAGTCCTAATTTCTTGACTTGAGATATATTTGACTTCTCTTTCTTCTTGATCTTCTTATATTGTTTCATGATTTTGTCAACTTCGTCTTTGAAGACTTTGACTTTAAGTTTCTTTGCTTCTTCTGAAGTTACAAAACCCAATCCTTGATCACTTTCTTTTCTTTGTTTCTCTTCCAAAAATTCGTTGATTCCAAGTTGAATCTCTCCCTCAATAATGTCATTAATTTGATTGCGAAGTTCATCACTCATGAGTTTCTCCTCACTCTTTTCTTAGGTTTACTTGCTACTGGTAAACCCCATGTCTTTGGACTTGCAATTCCAGGCCCGTATTCAATACTCACGATAGAACCCGCTCCAAATTTATCGTAGTACATATCAAATATGTTTACCTTAGCATGACATCTAACAAGATCATTGCGAACTGCGTCATCAACCTTATATGTCACGATGTAGGCATCAGAAGGTAAAGTCTTATCTTTGAGTTCCTCACTGTTGCAGTTCTCTTTGATAAGACTTGTTGAGTATCTACTACTCAAATCTTCTTTTTCTTTTGGTGTCCAATAAGCTTCCGCCATCACCTCATCTCTGGTTTTTGTTTTCGCCATACTAACTTCGATTACCCCATTGTATATCGGGAAATGCCTCTTCAACTATGGCACGAGTCAACTTATATTTCTTCTTTAGGGTGTTGTCTTTCACCAAACAAATAATTTCTGCTTCATCTGGATGAAGACCCTCTAGGAGTTGCATAAAGAGTTGTTCTCTTTTCATAGGTCGAAGTGTATCATTCCCACCTTTAACAAAATTATACAACTTTTTCCATTCATATGCAAGGTGTAGATGTTCGGTTCCAGCAGGAGCCTCGTTTTTATTGAACGGAACATCACCATCTGGAAGCATCGACTTCACAGATTCATCAAAGTTCCAAATCAAAACAGATTTAAGATGTAAAGATTCATACTGTTTAAGTGTTTGAATCTTCTTTGCTTTTGTTTTTTGTTTTGATACTAATGCCAATACCTCACTTAAAAGAGGATTTCTTGGTAATCTAGCTTCTCCTAATGTAGGATGTGTAGTAGTCATAATTCTTCGTCAATTTCACTATCAAAGTTTAAGTTTTCAAATCGAAAGGCAATGATTTCATCTGGAATAACATTACCTTTAAGGTCATACATCTCAGGATGCATCTCAGAGATGTCATTTTTTTGTTGGTGTTGTTTGTATAACCATCCTATTATACCACCAACAAAGAGAAAAAGCACTGATATTAAAGTGCCGAGAGTTAGAGCGAGTGTTAACACATTACCTCTTGTACTTGATTTATTTAGTTTTAGTTTTACGTCTCCCTCTTCTTCTTTCCTTTTCATATCTCTTCGCATCTTCTAAGATTACATTGAAGTAATCTTTAATCTTTCTCGCCTTTGGTTTTCAAAGATGCCCGTATGCCTCTCTTAGAATTTGATGTTCACCATCTTTCCCACCTTTGATGTATTTACTCAAGTCATCAACCAAATCAGTCAACTCTTTTGCAGTTGAACTTTGATTAAACTCCTTTGCTCCTACTCCTGTTGTTTTGCAGGACTTCATAAAATCATAGAACTTCAAATGAAACTTTTGTTCTTCAAATGCAACGTCAATTGCCTTATCTACGATTGTGTAAATGTCTTCCATTAAACTAATTTCTTTTCGTCCAAGTATTTGAAGGTATCTAAACATCCTCCAAGTAATTTATCATCCACAAGTATTCTTGGGAATGAGGCACCGTAACCAAATTCAGAAATGAATTGTTCTTTCGTGAAGTCTGTGCCAAGTTTGTAAACTCGATACTCAACCTTTGCTATTTCTAAAAGCTTTTCTGCTTTTTTACAATAAGAACATCCCTGTTTGGAATATAAAGTGAATTTCATTAGTCCTCCTCGATCATATTATTACGAATCTCAAAGTTGTCAAGTCCCTTCACTTCAGAAGGTTCTTGAGAATAATGTAATCCATCATTTCCGTTTTGTGCGATGACGTTCATTCTGTGTGTTGTCTCTTCCTCATCCCAAAGTTCATGAATCTTTTCGATGTCAGCATCAACACTCTCATTGTGTTTTCAACTTTAACATTAATCCATACTTTTTTGAGATACTCAATAAGTCCTAACGCAAGAAAAGAGATGGGGAACTTTTGTTTGTTCGCCCACCTCTCTGCCTTTGCATACCAAGGGTCTACCCCATCACCGAATTGTTTTTCAAATTTTACTCTTGGTGTAATCATTTAAAATTTAAGTACGTTTACTGCTTCCCAATCTGTTTGGAAAAGTTCTAAACCTTTGTCAGTTAGAATATGATTGTACATCTTTTCAAACACTGATGGAGGCATTGTAACAATCCCTGCACCATATTCAAAAGACTTACTCACACTACCCACATTTCTTATCGATGCAGATAAAATCTCTGTGTCAACAAAATTATATAGTCTCGACTGTTTTTCATAGATGTCTGCAATCTCTTTAATCAGGTTCAAACCATCAAAAGAATTATCATCAACTCGACCCACGAAAGGCGAGACGTAGGCAGCGCCTGCCTTCGACGCCAAGACCGCTTGGGCGGCACTAAAGATCAAAGTCACGTTTACTCGAATTCCCTCCTTAGAGAGGAGTTTACAACCCTTTAGGCCTTCGGGTGTGCAAGGAACTTTGATTGTTGTGATTTCACCAAATTTCTCTTTGAGTCTACGACCTTCCTTGAGAAACTCATATGAATCATCTGTCACAATCTCCATGCTTATATCATCAACACCAAGAAGTGCAATCTGTCTATAGACTTCCTCTGGGTCTTGACCACTCTTCTTAATCAGAGTTGGATTTGTTGTGACACCATCAATCAATCCAGTTCCGTAATATTGTCCTATCAGATCTACGTCTGCTGTGTCTAGAAAAATTTTCATAAAAAAATGAGAGGATTTATGTCCTCTCAAAGTATCATAGATTTATGTGATTGTCAATATTTGTAATCAGATACGAACAGAGATTCATTTGATACACCTTCCTCAGAGTTTGCATAGAGTCCACATGACGCCTCTGAATTTGCTCTTGCACGTTCAAGTAATGCAATGTGTCCAGCCTTACCATCAACACCACCCCATGCTCTCAGACATGAGTGTTGCAATGCACGACCAAATGAGAA